CCTAGCGGTCACGCCTCTCGGCTAATCCCCCCACGGTGCTGCCGCTGGACTCATCCACCAGCCCACAGCACCAGCCGAGGCAACCGGCCCTCCGTCTCCTCTTGGCGGGGGGCCGGTTCGCGTCTACGGACAGCACACACCAGCCACTGTCATGCTGGTACCGCCTACGGGGACGGCCTCGGTGCCGGTTCGGCGGCGCTTCCACCACCACAAGTAGCGGGGAGCAGCGGGGCGCAGCGTTTACGGGCGAAACGGGGAGCGTGGCGTCGATGCACCCGGCCATTACAGATAACCGCGGGTTAACTGTAAAAGAACGCCCCCCCTAGGGGGGGTGCCCCTTCGCCTTCTCCCCTTCTTATTGGACCATTGACAGTGCGTGAGACGTTTTGTATGTCCCCAGTGGGGAGACACGGAGAAACGGGCTGTGGTTCTAGGGTTTCCCCACTGTCATAGGTACCGACGGTACCGTGGGGGGGCCGAGTGCCTGAGGGGCACTCGGCCCCCCCGTTACTGTATAGGTCACTTTGTCCCACATTTCGGAAGATTTCTTTGGGTGGGACAGTTTGGCGGTGTATAGGCGAGACTTGTGGAGGTCAGTTGTGGCTCAGAACGGTGGTGGCAGGGGTTGGAAGGTGGATGAGTCTGGTGAGAAGGTGATGCCTGATTTGTGGGGGGAGTTGTTGGATTGGGTGTTGCGGGGGTTGGATCGTGAGCCGAAGACTCAGAAGGAGTGGGCGGCTGATCATGGGATTCATGAGGATTCGGTTCGGCGTATTAAGCGTGATCAGCGTTTTGTTCGGGAGTGGGACCGCCGGTCGGCTGAACTGAATGTTCATCCTGAGAGGACTCAGGCGGTTGTGGATGCGTTGTTTGTGGCGGCTGCGGCGGGGGATGTGAAGGCTGCTTCTTTGTATTTGCAATACATTGAGAAGTTCACTCCGAAGCGTCGGGTCATTGTCGATGATGAGCGTTTGGCTGCGTCGTTGTCTGATGAGGAGTTGTTTGAGGAGTTGGAGTCGGAGTTGCGGCATTTGAGGCCGGTGCCTGATGGCAGTTAGGCCGGTTACGGGTCAGGGTCCGATGGGGGTGCGGTCTAGGCAGCGTCGTAGATCGTTTGGGGTTGATCCAGAGGGTGCCCGCGCTTTCTTAGAGTGGGCATCACGAAACCCGCGTCCTAGAGGGCTTGAGGGAGAACCGCGTGATTTGAGTAGGATGCCTCAGGCGGCTAGGCGTTGGTTGGATAATCAGGTTTATAAGGATTACGGGGACGAGGGTGAGTTGAATGAGCCTGACGCTGATCGCCTCGAAGACGAGGCTAAGGCTCAAGTCAATGTGCGTGGTGATGAATCGTTGCTGGATTTGGAACGCGAGTCGCTAGAAACGGCGCGTGAGACGGAAGACTACGTTGAGTTATGGAACGACAAGTTGGGTCAGGTACTTGATTCGCAGAGGGATATTGTGGCGTCGGAGGAAGCGTGGCGAGAGGCTGAGAGAGATGCTTCGGTTGGTGATCCCGAGTGGGATGGTTTTCCAGCGAAGGGTGAGGGAACTGATCCGTTGATGTCGGAGGCGTTGTCTCCTGAAGCGAGAAGGTTGTTTGGGGGTCAGGGAGGGTTTGCACCTCCACAACCTGTGTCACCTTCGCCGTCATTGTTGGGTGGGACAAACTTCGCTATGAGCGGCGGTGAGGGTCAGTTATTTGATCCTGAGGCGGAACAGGCGCGACAGCGGGGGCAAAGGTGGCTGCCGAAAGTTAGGCAGACCTTGGAGGATCCTGACCGTGAGTGGCAGGAGGAGGAACGGGCGCGGTCAGAGAAGTTGATGGACGAGGAAGAGGCAGAGCGTACTGGTGATGAGACTTTGGATGAGTCAATGTTTTCTGCAATGCGGAGTTTGCAAACTGTACCTCAGGGATTCCAGTCTGTGACGGGTACCGGTGGGGGTGGGGGCTTATCGCTTCGTGATGCGGCTTTGATTGCGACTGCAATTGCTGGTCTTGGTTTGACGGGTGGTGGCAGTGGCGTAGCGGGTGGCGCATTGAAGGCTGCTCCTGCGGTTGGTCGTGCCGCTGCGGCTGGTGGTACTGGTTTGCTGGCTTTGCTTGGCCTTGCTGGTCCTGCGTCCGCTGAAACTCCTGCAGATGCCAGTCCTGCTGGGGCGGCTGTGGGTGCCTTGAGGGACCGTAGCCGAGGTCGTAGCGGTCGTGTCGGAAGATGACGGATCCTGATGGGGATGTTCAGGACGCTGACGGTTGGGAAGATCATCTAGGTTGGGTTGGTGCAGATGATGTGCTGTCCTGCGGTTTGGAAAATCCCGAAGTTTGCGAATCGTGTCAATAAATGAGTCGCTTAGGGGAACTGAGGCAGGAGGCTGAATGGCGCCGCTGTCAACGGAGCGAAAAGTATTTCCTTGAAAAGTATTGGCACATAGCGCATCCCGCACAAGGCCGCATCCTATTTGGTTTACGCGAAGCCCAATCCACCGCATTGGACCGATGGACCTCAGATCGTTACAGTCTGACGTTGAAAGCCCGTCAGGTTGGTTGGACAACGCTGGTTGCAGCCCACCAGTTCTGGCTGGCGTTCTTTCATCCCGATCAGAACGTTATCGACCTGTCACGCACGGAGCGTGAAGCGGTTCTTTTGTTGAAGAAAACGAAATACGGGGCTTCGCATCTACCGAAGTGGATGGTGGAACGGGGGCCACAGTCGCTGGTCGAACACCAGCAACGCATGGTGTTCGACAACGGATCGCAGATTACGTCGATGCCTTCCGCGTCGGATCCGGCGCGTGGTGAGTCGGCGACGTTGATCGTGGTGGATGAGTGGGCGTTTTTGCCGAATCCTGAGGAGGCGTGGTCTTCGATTGAGCCGGTGGCGGATGTGGGTGGCCGCATTATTGGTTTGTCTACGGCTAATGGTTCGGGCAATTTCTTTCATCAGTTGTGGGTGGGGGCTTCTACAGGGTCGAACAATTTTGTGCCGATGTTTTTTCCGTGGTCTGCTTCGGAGGATCGGGGCGAGGAGTGGTATGAGTCGAAGCGGGAGGCGATGTTGCCTTGGCAGTTGGCTCAGGAGTATCCGTCTTCTGCGGAGGAGGCGTTTGTAAAGTCGGGTAACCCTGTGTTTGATTTGGATACCCTGTCAGAGTTGGCTGGGGCGGTTTGTCGGGGTCGTGTCGGGTATTTGCATCGTGTTTCGGATCGGGCGGTGGAGTTCCGTGTTTGAGGTGTGGAGGGATCCGAATCCGCAGCATGGGTATGTTTTGGGGGTTGATACGTCTGAGGGGTTGAGTCATGGCGATTATTCGTGTGTTCAGGTGTTGGATTTGACCACGGGGGAGCAGGCGGCAATATGGCATGGGCATATTCCGCCTGATGAGTTGGCGGAGGAAGTGTTGTCGATTGGGTTGTGGTATCGGGATGCGTTGTGTTGTGTGGAGTCAAACAATCATGGTTTGACGACTTTGACAGTGTTGCGTCAGTTGGGGTATCCGAATTTGTTTAGGAAGCGGTCGTTGAATCAGGCGACGACGCGTGTGTCTCAGGAGTTTGGGTGGCGGACGACGCGAACTTCGAAGCCGTTGTTGATTGACGATTTGGGCATGGCGTTGCGTGCGGGTGAGTTGGCGTTGTTTGATGAGGGTACGTTTGCGGAGTTGCGAACGTTTGTGCGTACTGAGCGGGGCAGCATGTCGGGGTCGCCGTATGATGATCGGGTGATTGCGTTGGCGTTGGCGAACCAGATGCGAAAGTATGCGTATGCGCCCGAGTTTGTCCAAAAGGTCGATGATTACTGGACTGTTGATTGGTTCAAACGGTTGGCTTTGCGGGAATCAGACGACCGTGACCCGTTTTTGTTGGGCGGTCGGGGGATTCGTGGGACACATTGACAGTGTATAGGCATCTCAAACAGGAGGAGTACGCCTAATGGCAAAGAATTTTGTTTCGCATACGAACGGCACCGAAACGGTTGACGGTCGCACAGGCCAGAATAACCGTATGGAGCGTGGTTCGTCTGTGTCGGCAAACCCGATTTGGAGGCCCGGTGGCCCTCAGTCGCCTAAGCAGCGGCAGACCAATCCGAAGTACGCCAATCAGACCGGCGGCTTTGGTGAGATTACGGATCGTGAAACGCCGACGAACCAGCATGGCATCACTGGCAAGGTTGAGCCTGCTTCGAAGCAGCCGAAATACCGCGGCCACAACGCCGGTTGATCGTGGCGGTTTTACCGCCCAAAGCGTCGTTCGAGGAGTTCGTCGCATATACGCGTGGGCTACGGGGCGATGTCGGTATTGCCGAGTTGCAGGATCTGTGGCTGTGGCGTCAGAAGTTGCTGACCGTCAAGATCAATGCTGGTACAGGCATACAGTCCCTGCTGCCCGACGACGAAAAGGGTTTGACCAACAGCGAGCGTGAACGAAAAACGTTTGCTGAGGCGAAGTCGCAGGGTCGCAATATTGAGAAACTTCCTGAGAAGGCGACATTCTGATGGCGAGAAAGAGTCGGTCGGATCTCCATGAGGAGTATCAGGATCGGCTGAATACGTCTCGTCGCTGGCGCGAGGAAGAACAGTACGACGAAACTTGGCGCCGGTTGAGAGATTTGTATCGGGGGAAGCATTGGCCGATGTCTACGTTGGCGCAGCGTGATCTGATCACTGTCAATTTGGCGTTTTCGACAATCAATGTGATTGCCCCATCTGTTTCGGTCAATCATCCAAAGATTGTTGTAACGGCTAATCAGCCGCAGAATAAGGATCGGGCAGCCTTTGTGGAGGCTGTCGCTAATTATCTTTGGCGGCATCACGACTTTCGGGCACCGTTTCGCCGCATTGTCAAGGATTTCCTGATCTTCGGTCATGGTTGGGCGAAGATCGGATGGAAGTTTGTTGAGCAGGAGCGTCTGCTAAGCATGAGCGAACGGGGGGACTTGCTGGATCAGGCAGTTTCGCAGGTTGATCTCTTTGCTGTGGATCAGCCCGATTTGGCGGGATCGTTGCCAACGACTGAGGAGATGGTTGCCTCCATCCCTGATACGTCAATGACGATTGTGGAGGATCAGCCATTTGTGGAGCGTATCTCTCCGTTCGACATTTTTGTCGATCCTGAGGCAACGTGCATGGAGGACATGCGGTGGATTGCTCAACGGATTGTGCGGCCTGTTGAGGAGGCTGAGAAGGATTCTCGGTATAAGCCGTCGGCTCGGAAACGGTTGACTGCTGATGCTGGGGTGAACCCGAAGTATTCGGATGCGTTTGACGATGACCATGATTGGGATCGTCTGGAACAGCGTGTCACACTTTGGGAGTATTACGATGTGGAAGCGAACACCATGTCGGTGTTTGCTGAGAACAGTGAAGAGTTCTTGGTCGATCCTGTACCGATGCCGTATGCGTCGGGGCAACCGTTTGTGATGCTTCGCAACTACGACGTTCCTGATTTCTTTTATCCGATTGGTGATCTGGAAGCCATTGAGGCTTTACAGTTGGAGTTGGATAAGACTCGTTCGCAGTTGATGAACGACAGGAAACGGTACGCCCGTAAGTATCTGTACCATGAGCGCAGTTTTGGACCTGAGGGTCGTGAGGCGTTGGAATCGGATCAGGACGGTCGGTTTGTCCCTGTCATAGATGAGAATAAGCCGTTGGGGGAGACGGTGATACCGTTGCCGCAGGTTGCGATTGCTCCTGAAATCTATGCTTACAGTGATACTATTGAGGACGACATCAACACTGTCAGTGGTATCTCAGAGTATGCGCGTGGGGCTATGCCTGAGATTCGTCGTACAGCGACGGAGGCGTCGATTATTGCTGACGCGCAGAATGCGCGTGCCGCCGACAAGTTGGCGATCATTGAGTTGGCAATTGGTCGAATGTCCCGTCGTGTCATTCAGTTGATGCAACAGTATATGACAGGGGAGCAGATGGCCCGTGTCGCCACCAAGGGTGGCGGAGATCTGTATATTCCGTATGAGCGGAAAGACATTATCGGGGAGTACGATTTCTCCGTTGAGGCTGGTTCGACGCAGCCGATGAATGATACGATTCGTAAGCAGCAGGCCATTAGCCTGCTGAACGCAGTAGCGCCTTTGATCGGTGTGGTTATCGATCCGACCGCCATTGCTCTCCATATTCTTGAAACAGGGTTTGGTATCAAGGATCCTCAAAAGTTTATGATTCAGCAGCAGCAGGCTGCGCCGCCGCCCGACGGGGCTGCAGCGGGCGCGCCTCCTGCGGGCGCCACTGCGGCGCCCCCACCACCCCCCGTACCCCCTGCGGGCGGTGGTGGTGCCCTTCCGCCAGTATTTGCACCAACGGGGGGTGTGCCTCCCGAATTGGTGGCACAATTACAAAATCAGATGGGTGTGGAACTACCATCATTCTGATTTCGGGACACTTTCGCTTATCTATAGGAACAACCTTATGGACTCCGAGGAGATGAAAACATAATGGAAACGATGGAACCCGCTGCGGCGGATACTCTGGATGTTTCGACAGAAGTCGCAACGGAACCTCAGGAACACTTTGCCGTCACGGTTGACGGTGAACAATCCGAGGTGACCCTGAGTGAACTTCGGGATGGATACCAACGTCAGGCGGATTACACCCGTAAGACGCAGGAGTTGGCATCCGAACGTCAACGGTTACAACAGGCAGAGACGATTGTGGCGGCTATGGAAGCCGATCCACAGGGTACTCTGACCGCTTTATCCAACGCCTACGGTGTAAAGGCGGACAACCCCGTGCCTTCCAAAAAGGCGTCAAACGACGACTATTTCTCGTTTGACGATGATGAGGATGCTACGGCGGATCCGACGGAAGAACGGTTGGGACGGATTGAGGCGACGTTGGATCGTCAGGCGCAATCGGCAAGGCAACAGACCTTGCAGCGAGAAGTCGCTGCGTTGAAGGACCGATTTGGCGAGTTTGATGCCCAAGAGTTGTATTCACATGCTCTACGGCACAAGATCCCGAATCTGGAAGCCGCCTTTGCCCACATGAACTTCAGTGAGGTTTCGTCAACTGCACAAAAATTGCAGGCTGACAAAGATGTCACTGATGCGAAGCGTGACAGCGTTCCCGTGGCGAGTGGAGGTTCCACTCAAGCGGGTGCAGTTGTCAGCGGAGCGGATGCGGGCAAGAAGGTTTCTTCCCTTCGCGAAGCGTTTATTCTCGCTAAGAAACTACACAGTAAGTGAGGTAAAGAATTATGGCTGGTAACACAGCGTTTGACGAGATTCTTTCCACTACGCTGAAAAACTACATTCCGAAGTTGACTGACAACATCTTCTCTGCGCGTCCTCTTTTTTATGCGTTGACGAACGGTCAGACAATTCGGCGTGTCAGCGGTGGAGCGAAAATTGTAGTGCCGGTTATTTACGGCACAAACAGCACAGCCGCCTCGTATGCTGGAACCGATACTATTCCGATCACGGCTCAGACAGGCATTTCTGCCGCTGAGTATTCGTGGAGACAGTACGCGGCCACAGTAACGATTAGCGGCATTGAAGAAGCGAAGAACAATGGTGAGGCTCAGATCATCGACCTGCTGGAAGGCAAAATCTTCCAGACGCAGGAGACGGTCATTGAGAACATGAACACCATGTTTTTCGGAAACGGTACTGGAAACGGTGGCGACGACTGGGAAGGTCTTTCGTCTCTGGTCGGTTCCACGGGTACAGTTGGTGGCATTGATTCCGCCGCTGCTGGCAACTCATGGTGGCAGTCCGCGGTCACCAACCAAGGCAGTGCGGCAATTACCATTGCTTCAATGGCTACCCTGTATAACAACTGTTCAGTTGGTAACGACCAGCCGACCATTTGTATCACAGGCCAGAACCAGTATGAAGCCTACGAGGCTCTGTTGACGACCAATGTTCGCTACACCGATACGGATGTTGCGAATGCTGGTTTCCAGAACCTCATGTTCAAGGGCTGTCCAATCACATTTGACGGTGTGCTGGCTGGTGAAGGAAAGTTGTATTTCCTGAACACCAAGTATATTCAGTTGGTTGCACACAGCGACGTTTGGTTCAAGCCGACGCCGTTTGTACGCCCGACCAATCAGGATGCGGTTTTCTCGCAACTTCTCTGTTACGGAGAGTTGACGACGAGTAACCGTGCCCGTCAGGGCTACATGTACGGGATCACCCCCGCATAGCCTAACAAACACATGCGCTAGGTGGGGGTCGCTTCGGTGACCCCCACCCAACGCTGATGAAAGGTAGCAACATGGGTCGGGCACCAGCAGCCGCATACAATAACCGAATGCGGCCATACGGACAACCCGCCGACAACTACCGTGAATCCACTCCGCGCCCGCAAACAGTGGGAACGGAGAGACGAGTCCATCAGGTTATGGACACCAGCACACATGTAATAGAACCACAGTTAGCAGCGGGGTGTGCTGCAACAACAGTTTCGGGACAGCCCTGCAAGGCTCATCCGAAGGTTGGGGAAAATCTTTGCGCGTTTCATAAGGAGTAACAGTGAACATTCTGGAGATGCGGGACTACATCCGTTCCGTTGTCGATATTGATAGTTCCGACATTTCCGATGATGTGCTGAACCGTTTCTTGGGGGAAGGTTACGACCTGATCGTTTACAGCGACAAACGGTGGCCGTTCTACGAGGTTCAGAATACCTTCCCAACGGTTGCCGATCAGAAGGACTATTCGCTGGCTGAAGTGGGGGTAAATATAACCAACGGGTTGCGGGAAATCAATGCCCTACGCACCGACAGGCATGTTATTACCTTTGTTGGTCGCGATGAGGGAGATGTGGTTTAT